GAGCCGTATCAGCGCCTTGGTTTCTTTAGTGATCTTGTTCGTGGCGTACCAACTACGCAATCTACGATCGGTATGACAACCGCACCTAGCCAAAGCCCATTATCCCAGATCGCTGGTATTGCTGCTACCGGTCTTGGTTTAGCTGGTCAATTAGGTTATCGGCCTTTTGGTAATCCAACTGCATTTACACAGCCGGGAGTTATCTAATGGCTCTTGATCCAAGACTGTTGACTCCAGCTGCATTAATGAATCGTTCATTACCCCCTACAATTCGCGGTAATGTACGCCCCGGTGTTGACCCCTCCGGTGTAGCGTCTGTGTTTCCCGGTAGACGAGGAATGAATATACCATTAAGGCCAATGTCTAGTGCAGCAGGCTCCACGGGGTTAGAGTCTTTATCTCGTGAGCAATTAGCTGCTATGCAAATTCCCGGTGCTAAAATACCGACTAACATGCCTAATCAAAACTTTGATCAGTTTGCTCAGTCAATGGGGTTGCCGAGTGCGTTACTAGAAACAACACCCCAAGACGATGAACAGGCAAAAGCTATTGGTGGTGAACTGATCGGTGATCCTGAATTTTTTGGTTTATCCGAAGAAAATATCGCTTCGATGGCTACCGATGATATTGAAAAGGTAGATGACAACGCTAAGAAAGTTTGGTCTGAAAGAGGTCTTATTGCTCAAACTCAAGGTGCGTTAACTAGGCTTCAAACAGCTTCTGATGCAGCTAACCTCGCCTTATTCAACGAATTAATGAAGCCATCGCCGTCGCCTGAAAAATCGAAAGAGGCAGTAAATAAATTCTTTGGTCTTGACCCGGCGCAAGAAACGCCGGTTTGGGCGGATGTTGCTGTTTCGATCGGTCTTAGCTTACTTCGCGGCGAAGGTAAAAAACAAGTAGGGGATTCCGACCTTGGTGCTTTCCTAAAAGATGTAGGTGTTGCAGGTGAGCGCGGATTAAAAGTCGCGAGGGAAGGCCGTGCTGCGAAAGCAAAAAGAAAGCTGACTTTAAATAGTCTAGCGTTTAACGCTTATCGCGAAGATGTAAAAAACCGCAGTACACTGATAAAACAATATCAAACTGCTGCGGATACGGCTGCTAAAAACTTATCTGATTCTACTTTTAAAGTAATCAAAGCATTGAACGATGAAGCTAAATTTAATGATCAAGAACTCAATAATATTTCTGACGCGATGCAGCAGACTGTAAAACTGTATCCGGAAGAGTCTCGCGCTTCTTTAATGACTTTAATTGAACAAAATCCCTCCCTGATCAAAAACAAAAATGCTGCTGAAGTTACTCTAGCGATTATGGGGTTAGCCGATAGCGCTAATATTGATATGTCTTCAGGTCAGGCATCAAATATAACGTCACGTGAATTTGAAATTACTGATGCTGCAACTTTTAACGCGTTAAAGGCAAAATTTCCTGACCTTCCTATTTTTCAATCGTACCCAGAGTTTAAAGAGGGAATGTCATTTAAGGTCAACGGTGTCGCTGATAAAACAGCCGCTGGATCGCTTATTGACACTCTTCAACAGCCTACGGTTAGCGCAAAAAATACAACGCCCAACAGTACGGTTGCTAAACTTCATAGAGATATTGGAAGTGCAATAAAAAAGCGTAGCGCGTTTACGGTAGGTTCAGAAGACTATAACAACGTAACAGCTGAAATTGAACAGCTTAAAACAGCACTTAAAAACGCACTCCAAGGTTCAACTCCAGATATCGTAAAAACGCAAACCGCACTACGAGACGCTGAGGCTGAATTAGAGGCGATCGAAGCCGGGAACTATACTGGATCGAAAACAAAAGAAGTAGTCGAGCGGGAGATTCAACAGCTAAAGGATAAATTAGCTGCGTCTGGTCCTCAAGTTTCTCAAGTAATTCTTGGGGCAGATGGAACTTATGAATCATATACTGGTCCAGTTAGAGCAATCGACGCGGTTAGAGATTCACAAAAGATACAAAGATTGCAAGAATCTCAGGCGCAATTTACCCGTGCTGCAAAAATCGGTGATAGTATTTTATATATTCTTGCCGACCCTGCCGCTCAACAAGGTCAAGGTGCATTTGCACAGCTTGGCGGTGCGTTAAAAGCTGTAAGCGATCAATTTAATAATTTTGCTGGGTTAGGCTCACCTGAGTTTGCGGCTCAACAAGATCGTTATACAGGCGGGTTAACCGCTCTTGATAATATTCTAGCTGGGCCTACTGGTCGTGGCGATAGAACAGGTTATGCTGCAAGTATTACAGATGCTGAAGTATCAAAAGTTTTTGAAGCGTTTCGTGCAGCGGCAGTAAAAGATCAAGATGTCGCGTCTGCCGTCCTCGATTACGCTTTTGCTCTAGCTTCTTCACGAGAAACCGGCAAGTTGACTGATAAGGACGTAGCAGCGGCACTTAAAACATTGGGCGGCGATAATATCGACGGGTTGTTTACAAATCGCGATAGACTAATCGCAGGTGTTAGTAATGCTATCAACTTAGCTCAGTTCGATCTTGGTTCGAAGATGAACTCGCAGTATAAAATATCTGTAAAAGCTGCAAAAGAGGCTAATAAAAAACTACCTGTAGCAGAACAACGAACAGATGCAGAAATTGAAGCGGAGTATCGCTTTGATCCGATAAAAATTATTGCAGGCGATGATGCTGAATTAGCAAAACGCATGGTTTATGGACAAACGCGAACTGCACCATTAGGTCTTTCGTACCAGTCGATTGGTAAATATCGCGAGCAGTTTTATGGAGGTCCATCCGCTGCTGGACAAGGTCAACAATTCGGTGCGGGGGCTGCTCTTTTAGGAAATCTTTATAACACTAACCCCGGTCTGTTTAGGGAGTACGACGCATTTAAACAGTTGTTTGATAGGTATCAGCAATATCCAACCTCAGCTAATCTAAAAGCATTTAACGATGCGCGAGCTCAAGCCTCACCTGAGCTCCTTGACCTTATATCTAGACTTTCGAATCTATAGGAGATGGTATGTCGTCTTTACCACCATTAGGACAGTCTATTCCGATAGATCAAGCTTTTTTGAACGCTATGACACAAGGTTTACAGCAGTCGCAACAATCGGCGGCGACATCCGCTGCTGTCCCTTCTGTTACTACGCCAGCTCCAGTTAGTCCTGCTTATTCACCGGGTAGTGGCCTTACAACAGGAACAATGGGTTTATTTAACACAGACCCATTTGCCGATGTTGGTCTACCCGATAAAATTTCTATGGAACAACAACTTTCTGAAGCGGGAATTAGTAATGAAGGCGCACCTTTTCAATTAAGAGCTGAAGTTAGTCGAGCGGGTTTAACAGACCCAGCAAATCAAAAATCTGTTGTTGAGTTTAATCTTCGAAGATTCTTTAAAGACAAAGGTTTAATCGGCGACGATTATGATTTTGGTGTTCGTCTTGGCGGTATTAGTAATCGTTTAGAATTTAAAGATCCTCGTAATAATGGTCAATATACTGTTTTTGATCCCTACGGCGCGGGTGATATCGTAGCGGATTTATTCGCTGATCTCCAAGGCGATGCTATGGTCTTAGGACCAGAAATAGCAACGTCCTTAGCTGCTGGCGCTGTCGGAACTATGGGAGGTGGACCGGCTGTTGGCGGTACAGCAGCAATTATAACTGGCGCAACGACAGCATGGGCAGCGGAGGTTTTGAGACTTTTATCTGCAAGACGTCAAGGACTGCTTCCGGATACGATTACAGACGATGTAATTTATGATCAGGCGTTAAACACAGCTAAATGGAGCGCACTTGGAGGTGCGGGTGGTGCATTAGCGTTTAAGATTCTTCGCCCTTTAGCCGTTAAACTTGGTTTGGCCACACCCAGACTTCGTATGGATATTGACGAAGAGACTTTTATTCGAGCATACGAAGATTACCAAACAAGCGCTGCTGGTCAAGCGGCTGCAAATATAGGTATCATTCCATCTTCCGCTCAAGTTGTTGCTAGTTCTATCGATCAAGTTACTCAACCCGGTGAAGCTGCAGCTCGACAATTTTTAGCAGGTGATTTACAGGAAATTGCTAGCAGGGTTGCTCGTTCAGAAGACCCAAGCCGAGCATCTTCTGTAATCATTCCTGAAAGACAGGCAGCTATCGAAGGCGAAGCTGCGTTAACTGCAGCCGCTGAAAAAGGATCACCTCCAGGAGTTACAATTTCTTCTGCGGGTAGGGACAGTGGCGAACGAGAATTCCAACGGCTCGGCGAAGGGGTCGTAACTAATCTTGATCAACAAGCAGTTCAGTTGCGTCAACAGGCAGAAGCAACCTTACAAAATGCAGCAAATGATATTGATGCAGCAATCCAAGCGGCAGCTAATGTGCCTATCGGCACTGCGACTAGAGGTGATATTGGCGAAGTTGCTCAGCAGGTTATTAGAGACGCCGAAAAAGCGGCAGCTGCTGGCTTTAACGATTTATACTCAAATATTTTTCAGCGCTGGTCTCAGGCAACAGGCGTTGGCGTTGATGAAGTTGTTCTTACTGGCAAGAATCGTATTACACTAAACAAACTGGTAAATGTTGCGAAGGAAGAATTAAGAACAATTAAAAGCGGTGCGATCTATAACGCAGAAGATCGACAGCTTCTTGAAACTATTATTAACCGTTATGTAGACCCAACAGACGCTAGAAAAAGAGTCCCTGTTAGTTTAGAGACACTAAACAATGATCTTCGCGAACTTCGGGCGCTTGAACGTAGAGCGTTTAAAAAATCTCAGTCTGGTGAAGAGGCACCGTACCCGCGCACTATCAAAGCGCTTACTGATGCGATCGAAGAAACACGGGACGCGCTGTTTCGTCGTAAGGGCGTTCCAGACGGATTAGCTGATGAATTACGAGCTGCTGATGATTTATTTACAGAATCAGCGACAATGTTTAAAGGCAAGCAAGTTTCTGCTATTGCCGCATTGCGCAACGCTCAAAGACCAGAGGCTATGTTTAAAGCGATCATTGGGCCTGATAAAAAATATACAGCTGAACTAGCCGCGATTTTAAAAAAGAACCCCGAGAACGCAGACCTTGTAAATGATATTGGCGCTGCAATCCGTAGAGAGTGGCTAGAAACTGTTTATAAACCTGCCGGTCGTACAGGAACTCGAGAAGTTAATAACGCTGCGCATCAAAGATTTATGCAACAGTATGGTGATGTTATGCGGCATTACCTTACAGATGCAGAAATCGCAACCATGGATGACGCAGCTGGATTAGCTAGCAGAATGTTAGATGCCCAAAATTCATATAAAACAGCGCTTAGTGAAGTTAACAAATCATTACGACTAGCTGGCGGCGATGCCATAGATAATCCTGACAAGCTCTTCAAGTATGTTTGGCAAGGCGATACGATTACGCCGCTTGATAAGATTATGCCAATTTTAAATCGAGAGCCACGTTTGAAAGCCTCGTTTCAAGCGTTAGTCTTACGCGATATGGCAGGGACTCGAACAAAGAAGTTAAACGGTTGGGATATCCCAGACGTAGACGCATGGCAAACTTATCTAAACGAAAACCGTGATAAGCTGAACAAAGTTTTTGGTAACGATTACAGCGAAAACCTTCAGACAGTATTAGATGGAATTCGTCCTGCGTTTACAGATGTTAGTGCGCGAGCAAAAGAAACGGGTATGAATCCGTTTTTAGCTGCTCTTCGTGGTATTGTTGGAACTCTTACAAGAGCTGGTCGAGCTTTGACCTTTGCTCAAAAAGTAAGAATTAATTTGCAGCGGGACGCGATTACGCAAGCCCTGACCGATCCGAGGGCTATGTACGAGATGGCAAAGGTAACTCGTAAGGCTTCAGGTCGTGTTATAACGCAAAGAGAAGTCGAACGCAGTATTGGTAGAATTTTTCAGTTTGATCTTGATGGCATAGGATTTGAAAACAGGGGTGAGCCGAGTGATTCGTCTTTACCTATTAAACGATCCAGTGCCGCTGAAATCCTTAATGATATGATGACACGATGAGGAAATTGTGTTAGCAGAGCTTGCAGCCGCAAATGCAGCATTCGCAGTAATTAAGCAATGCGTGCAAAACGGAAATGATATCGCTAAGGCTGGAAAAGCCATTGGCGATTTTGTTTCTGCAAAAGACGAGCTGGCGAAGTCTGGTAATAAAAAACGAGCGCGGGGTGTCGGAGGTAACGATCTCGAAGAGTTTATGGCTCTTGAACAGATTAAACAAAAAGAACAGCAGTTAAAAGAACTGATGATCTACGCTGGTCGCCCCGGTATGTGGCGAGACTATCAAAAATTTTGTGAAGAAGCTAGAAGTGGGCGTGCTGCCGCTAAAAAAGCTGCACAGCGCCGTGCCGCAGAGTTAAAAGAAAAGATAGGTCTGGGGATCGTTGGACTAGCTTTGGCTGGGGCTGTAAGTGTCTTAGTTTGGTTTATTGTCTTCTTAAAAGGTTTAGATAGATGAGTGCTGAACAAGTATTACAATGGAAAATCCTTCCTCGTTTTATGATGTTTGTCATGACGATTATGTATATTCGTGTAATCGAATGGGGAATGTCACTTGAAGACATTACTACACAACAAAGTGCCATGGTGAGTGTCGTTAGTGGAGCAATGACTGGCGCGTTCGCAGTATGGTTAGGGTCTGAAAAGAAATGATCAATGGTTCATGCTTTTCTGTTACTGGTTTACTTAGGAACCGGTGATACTAGATCGTTAGTGAGCGGAGATATGTATTTCTACTCAGTTGTGGATTGTAACTATTTCGCCAACCAAGTTGCGAAACGGTACGGAAATTATCGAAGTATCGAAAATATCAACCCCAAAGACAGGGTTACTTCATATTGCGTACCGAAAAATGTTGACCCCGAACTTGTCAAAATATATTAGAGGACAAAATGATACAGGCTCTGATACCCGCGATAACTGAATTAGCTGGCGGTTGGCTCAAGGGTAAGGCAGAAGAAAAAGCTGCACAATCTAGAGTCAAGGTCGCTAAGGCAGAGGCCGAAGCAGAGGTGATGAAGGTCGCCGCTACGCATGAGGCTGGCTGGGAAAAGATTATGGCTGAAGCCAGCAAGGATAGCTGGAAGGATGAAGCTTGGACAATTTTGTTTATTCTTATCATTGCAATGTGTTTTATACCGCCGCTTCAACCTTATGTCGATAGAGGTTTCGAAGTATTATCAACAACACCAGATTGGTTTCAATGGGCTATGTATGCGTCAATCGCAGCTTCCTTTGGACTCCGTGGGATAAAAGGACTCAAGAAGTAAATGGATACAGATAAACTAAAACGAGAATTAGAGGCAGACGAAGGCTGTGTATACTCTGTCTATCTAGATCATCTTGATCTTCCAACCTTTGGCATTGGTCACCTTATTCGTAAGAACGATCCCGAATATGGATTAGAGGTAGGAGCCGCTGTTTCTTCCGAACGTGTATTAGAAGCGTTTGAAGAAGATATTCAAGTCGTCCTTGACGACTGCGAAAATCTCTACCAAGACTTTGGTGATTTGCCTGAAGAAGCACAGTTGATCATAGCCAATATGATGTTTAACCTTGGCTACCCACGTCTGTCCAAATTTAAGGGTATGAAAGCCGGTGTCGACGCTCGAGATTGGCAAAAAGCCGCAGACGAGATGGTCGACTCACGTTGGTATAAGCAAGTAACTAACCGTGCTGAGCGGTTGGTTCAGCGGATGCGAGCGGTCGGATAGTGACCTCGTAACCCATCTTGTTTAGAACCTTATTGAAGTTCGACAAGGTGGGTTGCCGCTGTTTAGCTTCCCATGTGTATACAGTAATCAGGCTTACGCCCGTATCTTTGGAGACGTCTTTTTGAGAGAGTCCAGACTCTTTTCTAAGTTGTTTGAACTCATCAATTAGATCAGCCATTTTTTCCAATCTTCCTCTAGCACTTCTGTTGCGATATTTATCTTCTTGCGTAGAGCACCGACTATCTTTTCGTCGACCGTGCCTTGTGCGATTAAGTCGATGTAGGTAACCGCGTTCGTTTGACCTATTCTATGCGCACGGTCTTCTGACTGTAACCTTACTTCAAGATCGTAGCTGTTACTATAATAAATTACTGTTGATGCAGCAGTTAAGGTTAATCCATACCCGCCTGTTCTTGGCTGTCCAACAAAGAACCTTAGATCTTCGTCTGTTTGAAAACGCTCAACAATACCTTGACGTGCTTCACCATCTGTATCCCCAAAATAAGTAGCTACAGAATTTGAGCCATAGGCTCTTGCTAACTCCATTTCGATAGCCATAATATCGTGTCGGTAATTAGCCCATATAATTGCTTTGCCGTTTACTTCTTCTAAAATAGCAAGCAACTCTGGCATACGATTGTTGTTAAACCGCACGATGTTACCGTCGTCCGTATTTACAAAACCACAACTAATTTGATGTAGCCTAAGAAGCTGCGTAATGACGGCGTTCGCAGTTACCATTTCCATGTCGTCTAACAACGCCACAGCGGTCTTCTTCATTTGGTTGTACATTTTCTTTTGTTCAGGCGTTAACTCGATCGAACGCCTCGTATATGTCTTTTCCGGTAAGTCGAGACACTCTTCTTTTGTAACTCGAAACGAATAAGGCTTAATAGATTCAGTAAGCTCGTCGAGGTTACGGAACCCAAGAATCTGATTATATTGATGCGAACCACCCGCCGCGCTTCGTTTTATCATGTCCGCGTAACGGGCGCAAAAAGCATAA